CGCTATCCGATTTGGAGATAGAAGAGTTAATGTCGAGAGAGAAAAGTAGATTTATCGAAAAGATAAAGAAAATGCATAAACTCCTCAAGTCATTCCAAGACGGCTCAATCTTCCCAGATTTCCCATCTCTATTCGGTTCAGAGGATTCACTAATACCAGAGGCACCGCCAGTTATATCCGCAGCAATGGCAACGGTGTCTGAAGGACTATACTCATCGACAATAAATAACTTCAATGTATCGATGCTGCAATACGCTCCACTATGGAAGACAGCTATAGAATTTTCAACTGAAACTAGCGACTTACCAACCTTCGCCGAGTTGTCAAAACAATTGATGATAAAAGACGAATCCGCCTCCCTGTATCGTAAGCTCAACGTTGACGACAACATGACGAATATCGGCTATACGATAAATGTTGACGCCACTGGTTCTTTGGAGGAATCGGTTCAAGAATCTACTTTGAAAGATTTAGGAGTATATGAATGGCATAAAGGAAACTTTGACGCTGGGAAATACAGCGATGACTGGTGGAAAAACAATAAGGGAGAGGATGACGCCAAATTCGCACAGTTAATTAAAGATGCGGGAATAAGGTATGTCGATTTATCAGAAGATGATTTTGCTTTATTTGGCACATGGGAAGGAGCTATGGTAATCGCAGCGGTAGTAGCTGTTATTGTTTTAATAGTTCTTGCAATTATATTCAGCGGCGGAAGCGCGGCAGCAGTTGCGACAGCAGCCGCAGATGTCGCCGTCGTTGAGGCAACACCCGTTATGCTAATAATGGGCGGCACAGTCGCCGCAGCCGAAACAACCGCCGCCGTCGCTGGCACAGTCATTTTAACTTTACCTATAGTGGGGGGTCTCACAGTCGCAACGACAAGCTGGATACTCATAGGTGTAGCCGCAGTCGCAGGTTTACTGATTGCTGGTTCAGCGGCTTTAGCATGGTGGACTAACGAGAAAAATGCCGATCTTGCATTCGCACTTCAGGCGTTTCTGCAAGTTGAGCCTAAACTAACATATCCAGAGTTTTTGGAAAAAATAGATTGTGCATACGATGGTGGAGAAATAACAGACGCCCAATATGATGAACTTATTCCTATAGCTATTGAATTGTATGATGCAAATAAAATTGCCTCTGATCAAGTACAATGGTCGTTGATAAAAAGCGTAGCAAATCATCTCGAAGATAAAGACGATGAAAATGGTAGTCATGAAGAGATATTTGACATTTCAGATTGGCTTGAAGTTCGAGAGGAGCCTGATATAAAGACAGAACTTATTCTCAAATCAGAAGTATCTGGACAGTGGGATGGCAAAAACAACGATGTGTTCTACACTCACGCCTATGTCAGAAAGACTCCAGCCTCCTCAAAAGAAGTCAGTCTTCCAAGAGAAGATGGTTTCAGCGAAGTAATAACATCATTTGAGCGCAGAGGAGTCAGGAGCGCTGCCGCTACCCCCAAGGAAGGCTCTATGACGCCAGCGGAAATGGCTGCAAATGCCACAAAGACTATAAGTATCCAAGACATATATGATTCTGGCACCAGTCTCGCAGAATATGATAGAGTCGAGAACAAAATATCAAACTACCGAATGGAAAATGAATCATCTCTTCTACTCGGCAGAAAAATAGCTAAACCAGATTTACTTGAGACAAGATATTCTTCGACAATCGATGCGCCTGATAAATCCATTATGGAGCTTTTTGAGTCGCAAGCAGCCAAAAATAATGATTTGCAAGAGTATCATTTAGAATTGTTGGATATAATCGAACAATCTGGATTGATAACCGTCAGTGATGATAATGTAAAGACTATCTATAGAGACATTTGGCAGGATTGCATGAGAGCGATGGCAGAGAGAGTTTCCGACAATAGAATGTATCTAGACGAATACCTCAACGCAATTGATTTTGAATATCCAAAACAGGACATCCTCGGATACAAAGAAATTAGTGAAGAGTCTATTGATTTGACAAGTTCAATTATGAAACTTGAATCCTCCAACGATGACTATTGTGACACCTTGACTCCGCTTAGGCGAAGCGGCTCTATAACGGGACTCCGACTAATGATAAGAACTTTCATAGTTGAAAGAGTTCTCAATTCAATACAAGTTTTTGATACATTCAACGTAGGATTCATGACGAGCGATATGTTTAAAAAAGCAGTATTTGACGATATAAAGGTGGAGATGGAGAAATATCAAAATTCATTTGAGACAACTCTGGACGGCACAATATTCTCAGACATGAAAGAGACTGCCTCTAAGTATTTTGAAATCCAAGGACTCTTAGGAAACGAAGTTCCAGAGCTAAATACAGACAAAGAGGCAATATTAGAAATAATAAAAATGGAAATAGATGACATAAGTACAACAATAGCATCTCAGCTAAAACTAGATACACTATATCACTCATCAACTTGGGACGAGTTTGTGTTTGATGTTTTATTGACAGAAGGAGAATACCAATCTGGAGTAAATCCAGAAGATGGAGCACTCAGAGAATTTAAACATCCATCTGTTCTTTATCCGTTTTACGCGGAAACTGACACCTCGGATAATCCAAATGAAGACGGAAGTTACACATACATCGCACAGTTAAAATATTTTGACAGTTTAGGGCTTTTTGGCAATGCAGGGATTGCAGTTCCAGTGATTAGAGCCGAATGTCCTGGTTCAATTCCAACTGAAACCAAAGACGGCTGTTTTGACGTTCAAACAGTGGCAGATTATAGTAAGGTGAAGAAATTGTTGTTTGAAAACGAAATCTATCAAAATTTGATATCATATGTATTTCCATTAAAAGACGCCGCAACTCTATTATCAACATATCACCTCTCGGCAATAACCGATCCAGCAGTATTCTCAGCAACAATCGACGGAAAACATGTCACAGACTTGTTCTCCGAAACAAAACTATCAACCCTGCAATCCTTCCTCGCCTGCGTCCACGGAGCAGGAGAAACCACATACATTGATCCGTTCTTGGAAAAGTTGAAAACATAATAGATATTGAAACTACTTATATAGCGGAGAACTAACAAGTGTCGGGAATATCACCAAAACTACCATTATATACAGGTCCAGTTGACGGCATCGCCTTGAACAAAACGCTCAAACAAATGGCACGCCAAAACTTGAAAATGATAATACTAACATCACCAGGTGAGAGAATAATGCATCCCAAGTTCGGAGTAGGGCTTAGGCGCTACTTGTTTATGAACAACACTCAGAGAACATTATCAGACATCAGTAGAAAAATAGAAGAACAAGTCAGAACTTATCTACCGAGCGTAAATATCCGCTCCATCAAGTTCGTATCCGAGAATGGAGAAGAGATAAGGAGTTCATTTGAGAGTTCAAGTAGTTCAAACTACGTGCATCTTGTTATAAACTACGAAATACCATCCGCTTTCGTTTCAGACACATTAAATATAAAGGTTTAAAATATTCACTGAATGAGTATTTAGTAAGAGGGCAAAAATAGTGAGTAACAAACGAGACAACGTAAGCATCAACTATCTAAGCAGAGATTTCCAAACAATCAAGGAAGATCTTCTACGATATGCAAAGAGATATTATCCAGACACGTTCAAGGATTTCTCCACCGCAGGTTTCGGCGCCCTCATGTTGGATTCCGTCGCATACACAAGCGACATGCTCTCATTTTACCTTGATTACCAAGCAAACGAAAGTTTCCTATCCACAGCCATAGAATACGAAAATGTCCTCAAACACGGACAAACAGTAGGATACAAGCACCAAGGTGCAAGAGCCACTCACGGAGTCGTAACTCTCTACGCTCTAATACCAGCAAACAGCGATGCCTCTGGTCCAGACATGAACTATGCACCCATATTGAAGGCAGGTTCAACATTATCCTCAACCGCATCAGCATTATTCACCCTCACGACAGACGTAAGCTTCGCTTCATCGGAGAACGAAATAGTCGTCGCCAAAACAAATCCAACAACAGGTGAACCAACTTATTATGCCGTAAGAGCCGCAGGACAAGTTGTCTCTGGCGAAAACCGAGTGAAAGACTTCAAGAACCTCGGAGACTTCGTAAAGTTCAGAAAACTAACACTACCAGGAAATAACGTCACAGAGATAATCTCAGTAACCGATTCTAATGGAAATCAATACTTTGAGGTTGAGAATCTCTCTCAGAACACCATCTTCACCTCTATCGCCAACAACGACACGACAACCAACGTCACAGCCCCAACAGTAATAAAGCCAATCATCGTCCCAAGACGCTTCGTCGTCAAACGAGACAGATTCGCAACCAACATCCTATTCGGCTACGGCTCAGACTCCGAACTAAAATCGGCATCAATGGCTGAACCCCGTGATATCGTAATGGATTTACACTCAAGAACCTATGTCACAGACAAGTCATTTGATCCATCAGAGTTAGTAAAGAGCGACAAGTTCGGAATAGCTCCAGCAAACACCGACATCAGAGTCGTTTACAGAGCCAACACATCCCAGAACTCCAACGCAGCAGCTAATACAATCACAACAGTCGTCGGCGCAAATGTCGAGTTCCCAAACAGAACAAGTTTAGTATCATCTAAAATGTCGGCAGTTAGAGCAAGCATCGAAGCAACTAACGACAGTCCTATCCAAGGCGACGTCTCGGCTCCAAACATAAACGACTTGAGAGAGCTTATCTCTGGAGCACACTCCGCTCAAAACAGAGCAGTCACAATTGAAGACTACAAGTCTCTCGTCCTAACTATGCCTCCCCGCTTCGGCGGAGTAAAGAGATGCTCGATAGTAAGAGACATCGACTCAAACTTGCGTAACATAAACATCTATGTTATATCGGAAGTAAACGGATATTTCCAAGCAACCAACGAAGTTCTAAAGCAGAACATCAAAACTTGGTTGAACTCAAAGAGAGTCATCAACGACTCCGTTGACATCCTCGACGCCAAAGTCGTGAACCTCAAAGTCAGTTTTGAAGTCGTAGCGGTCTCTGGCGTCAACACCACACAAGTTCTCGACGCCTGTACACGACGCCTACGCAAGCTATTCTCCTCAAAATTGGATATCGGAGAGGCGTTCAACATCACAAACATATACGCAGCACTCAACTCCGTCCCACAGGTTGCCGACGCAACATGGGTAAAAGTAAACAAGGCATCAGGAACATCATATTCATCCATCAACTTCAATGTCAAAAATAGGACTTCACCAGACGGAAGATTCGTCAGGGCACCAAAGAACGTCGTATTTGAGGTGAAATATCCAAACACCGATATTATAGGAACCGTCAAATAATGGGAATAAAGAGATACACGGCAAATGCCGACACTACAATAACCAACGCATACAAGGCAAACCTCAGAACAAGAGGAACTGGTTCCAATATGGGACTGGCAGACTCTCTAGAAGTCTTCCACATTTACGGACAAGCATCATCCTCATCGGCAGAAAACTCCCGAGTATTGATAAACTTCCCAGTAACCACGACAATTACCACAGACAGAAGCGCAGGCACTATTCCCGCCAGCGGAAGCGTAAGTTGGTTCCTAAGAGTTCACAATGTCGTCCACCCAAACACACTCCCCAAGAACTACAATATGACTATATCTGCAATCTCTCGTTCTTGGGACGAAGGAACTGGACTGGACATGGAAGGTTATACCGATAGTGGAAGTTGTAACTGGACGGCAGCAGCAAGTTCTTCTAGTGGTGTCACTGCATGGACAGCGGCAGGCGGCGACTATCACGCCTCCACGACGGGTTCAACGGTATACTTCGACAACGGAACCGAGGATATTGAAGTAGATATCTCTCATCTTGTTGAAGAGTGGATAAAGGGACAATCTGGCGGAGCAAAGGGAGACATTCATGGCGTAGGCATAAGAATGGAAAACGAGTCAGCACTCTCCTCTTCCTACACAAAGAAGTTCTCAGCAAGGGGTTCTCAATACTTCTTCAAACGCCCGACTCTCGAAGCCCGCTGGAACTCCGCAACAAAGGACGACAGAGGCAACTTCTACTACAGCAGTTCTCTCGCTCCAGCAGCAGACAACCTCAATACACTTTACCTTTACAACTATTCCAGAGGACGCCTCGTTGACATCCCAGGAATAAGCTCAGGCGACAGCATTTATGTAAATTTCTACGCATCTGATTCAGATGCCCCATCTGGATCGAAACTTCTACTCCCAGTCGGCGGAGGGGTGGCAACTAATCTTGATACAACCGCAACTGGTTCTTGGGTTTCCACTGGCGTCTATTCGGCAAACTTAGCCATCACAGCCTCGGCAAGCCCTCTCACAACTATCCACGATGTTTGGACTAACTTAGCAGGAACAACCGAGTATCACACAGGTTCAATAACACCAAACTCACTCAATAGTTCAGAGCAAAACTCTGTATCACAAATGGTTATGAATATTACGAACCTTAGAGATTCTTATTATAACAACGAAACTGCTCGTTTTCGACTTTATACTCGTCAAAAGAACTGGAACCCAACTATTTATACTACAGCCATTTCAACACCCGCGAATTACATCGTTGAGAGTGGTTCATTCAAAGTTGTTAGACTCATTGACGACTTAGATGTCGTCGCATTTGGAACAGGAAGTGATTTGCATACTCAAATGTCGTTTGATTCTACAGGAAACTATTTCGATTTAGACATGTCGATGCTCGAAGCAGGATATGGATACGGAATCAAGTTTGCGTTCTACGACGGTGGAGCAGGAGCATGGAACGAATACCCAGACGTATTCAAGTTTAGAGTAGAGGAATAATATGTCTAACGAAGACAAGAGGGCAAATCAAGTTGTATCCTCAAAAAACCTTTCTGGATTAGATGTAGAGTCCTCAGAATACGTCGCAGAGTTCCTCGAAGACGCCAACAGAGTTGAGCCTCACGTAGACTTTGGCAAACCAGAGAACTTCGCCAAATACGGCTCGGCACAAGAATACTACGATCAAGCTCTCAAGTGGATATATAACGAATATCCTTATGATGGCTCTCTAAAAGAAAAGTTAGAGTGGAAAAACAACTCAACTCTCCTAGACACCTACATCTTCGACAACCGCTACCCCAAAACAACAGGTTATGTAACACTAACCAGTGACGGCTACAACGGGACATCTGTCACCGCTGATGGATACGGAACTACAACCACTGACGAATACATCTCATTCCAAGGTGGACCTCACACAACTTACGACTCACTCACGGGCGTAACGCTCAAAGAAGTCTTTGACTCAAAGTCAAATGTCTGGGACGACACCGTAACCTCGTCAGCGGGCGCAGTTGACGCAACAAGAGAGTCAAACCTCAAATGCGACATAGACGAAGGCGTAACGGTAGAGTTCTGGTTACAAACAGGCTCAATAGACGCATCCGTAACCGAAAAACAAGTCGTCTTTGACTTGTGGAACGGAATCGACTACGATGATGCAGACTTAAGCGCCTCATACGGACGCATAAGAATAGAACTAACAAGTTCAGTAGGCTCTCCGTTCCTCGTCACTGTTATGTCTGGAACAACAGGCTATTCGCAAGAGTCGATAGGTTCAGGGCTTGACCAAGACACACTATCCAGTTGGAAACACTGCGCTTTCAGTTTCGCAAGCGGCTCAACTGGCGATATCGTTACAAAGTTCTATCAAAACGGAACGCTAAACGATACACTCACCACAGGTTCAAACATCGGCGAGATACTAAACCCGATAGAAGCCCGCCTCGGTGCCCTCATAACAGAGCCCTCTGGCTCATCAGCCCCAGCAGGTTCTGGTAAGCTATCTGGCTCACTTGACGAGTTCCGATTCTGGAAGACTCGCAGAACGTCAAAAGAGATAGGACGCTACTGGTTCACTTCAAACCTCGGCGGAGGAACAAACACCGACGACGCCAACCTTGACTTGGGCGTTTACTACAAGTTCAACGAGGGCATAACAACCAACGATACAACCGACGCATCCATATTAGACTATTCAGGACGCATCTCAAACGGAACTTGGGAAGGATACCCAGGTTCATCTGCTCGTAGTACAAGTTCGGCAATAGATGCCGCATCAGCAGGAACAGAAGACAAAGATCCTATTATCCATTCTATCCACCCAGAAATTGCCGCCCTCGCAACCGAACTACAAGGTTCAGGTTCCGTATGGGACTATGAGAACAATTCATCTCTATTTTACACTATGCCGTCTTGGATAATAGACGAAGACGAAGGAAACGGAGACAGAGGAGACTTGAAGATACTAACCCAAATAATGGGAAGTTACTTCGACAACACAGACTTACTCATCGGCGAATTGCCTAAGCTAAATGTCGCATCCTATCCAAGTAGCAGCACGCAAGGCGAACTATACAAGCCATATCCATACGCCCAGACAGCACTACGCTCACACGGACTAACGGCACCAGAACTATTTTCCAACAGCAGCGTCCTCGAATACTACGCAAATAGGTCCGAGACACAAGAATACGAAAAAGACATCCACGACGTCAAGAACCTCATTTATAACAACATCTTCAACAACCTGACAGACATCTATAAGTCAAAAGGAACCGAGAAAGCGTTCAGAAACTTGATACGATGCTTCGGAGTTGACGACAGTCTCATAAGAATAAACTCTTACGCAGACAACAACACATACAAGTTCGAGACTAAATACAGAACAGACTCTCATAAAACAAAAGCAGTCAACTTCAACCATGTTGACAGATTCGGCGGAACAGTCTATCAGAACTCTTCATCAGGCGATAGTAACACAGTCTCCTTCATCTCGGGTTCAGACTCAGCGGCATACGAAGATGGTTTCCCAATAACTATAGAGACGGAAGTCGTCTTCCCAAAGAAGATAGGCTCATCTGAAGAACACGCAGATACACAAGAGTTCCCACATTTATCAGCATCCCTATTCGGTATGCACACGGCAAACGACGCCGACGCCGCAGATATGACTTGGGCATCGTCAGATGACGCAGAGTTCCAAGTATTCGCAGCAAGAGACACTTTATATTCAAAAGACGCCAAGTTCGTCATGTCGTCATCAGTTCTCGGCGAAATAGAAACCGACTACTACCTCGACACATATAACAACTCCAAGTGGAACTTTGCCGTAAGGCTGAAACCACACGGATATCCTCACTCGTTCGCATCGGGCGCACTCGATGCCGCCAACGACTACACCGTTGAGTTCTACGGCGTCAACTACATCGCCGACAGAAAGATGAACGAGTTTTCTCTCTCTGGCAGCGTTTCTAAGACGCTCGCAGAAAGTTTCCTAACAGCACCAAAGCGCCTTTTTGTAGGTGCCCACAGAACGAACTACACGGGCAGCGTGCTACAGAAGAGTGATGTAAAGACAACTTCACTCCGATACTGGATGGACTATCTTGACGATACCGCCATCAAATACCACGCATTAGACCCAAGCAACTTCGGACACCCTCGTCCAAACCGAGGAGCATACCTATTAGAATCAGACTTGCCCGACTTGGAAGTGCCCGAGATAGAAACTCTCGCACTCTTCTGGGACTTCGACGGCGTAACGACATCCGACACCGACGGCGAGTTTGTAGTAAGCGACATTTCATCAGGTTCAGTCGCCGACTCATCCCGCTACGGCTGGTTAGGCAACATACTGAAAATGCAACACACGGGGAAAGGTTTTGATTTCCCAGAAAGCGACACAGATGTCGTCGAGAACCAATACCTCCACGCATCAAAGCAACAACTTCCAGAGATGGTATTCGGAGACGATAACATCCGAGTTCTATCACAAGAAGAGACAGAGGTGTTTACAAAGGAAACTCGCCCAACAAGCACCTATTATTCGTTCGAGAAGAGTATGTATCAAGTCATCTCCGACGAGATCATCAACTACTTCGGCTCCATCGTTGACTTCAACAACTTAGTCGGAGAACCAAAGAACAGATACCGCCAAGAATACAAGGGACTGAAGCACATCCGTCAGTTCTTCTTCGAGAGAGTCGGCAACACACCAGACTTAGACAAGTTCGTCAACTACTACAAGTGGATAGACGCGACACTCGAAGAGATGCTTATGCAACTCACACCAGCATCCGCAAGACACAGCGACGGCATCGACAACATCGTCGAAAGCCACATCCTTGAGCGAAACAAATATTGGAACAAGTTCCCGACACTAACTCAGCACGCATCAACAGAAGGTGGAGCAGAGAACACAACTGCTCTCCCATCTTGGAAGCACGCCCATCGCCCCATCTCAAACTTAGAAAACGAGAACTGCGAATACTGGAACGACTTTGCCGAGAGAACAGACGCTCCAATAAGTAGCGGAGACGCAGGAGTTGACGCAAGCAGAACAGCAATACTAAACGCCAAACTCCAAACCACGAACAGAAGCTACACTTCACCTCAAAGAAACAGTGTAGAACTAAACCCAGCAATCCGAGGTGGAGTAAACTACTCGTCAGCAAAGAAAACAGACTTGTATCGTGGAATAAACATGCCACATGGTCCAATGACAAGTATGGGGCTTCCAAAGAATGTTCTGTTTATGGAAGGAACAGACGTAAAGTCTCTCCCAGATTGCAACGACGACATCCCAGCAAAGAGAAAGATGTCATTTGGAACACGAGACGGCAGAACATATGACGGAGGCATAACTGACGGCATAACAGGCGAAATAGCAGCACCATTCAATATTTACAGCGCATCAGCGGGAATGGGTGGATATAACTCATCAGTTCAAAGCGGATTCCACGCAGGCGTCCAAATAACAAACTTACACAATGACTCCTATGGAGATGTCGCAGAAGTTCCAATGCAGGGAACATTCACCGAAGTGAACGTAGGTGGACACCAATCACGCCACATATCACTAAACGACGGAACCGACAACCAATACAACCGCCCCGAGAGTTGGAGACTTCTTGTCGGAACAGCGTCAATAGGACTCACAGGTCCAGACTATGGCGGTCCATACCCAGATCCAACTCGTCAAAGAGCATGGTTCTTCCGAGAAGAGACAGCAAAACGCCCAGTCAACATCAAAAACATCAAACAAGCAGACGGAGTTCTCGCAAACTACAACAAGACTTACGAAATAGTTCAGACATCTGGACGAAGCACTAACAACCTTTGGTTAGGAAATCACACAGCCTCTCTCCTCCCAGAAAGATACGCCACAGACTTCCCTCAAACAACAAATGTTCACACAATGGTTGGAGTTAGACCTTACTCAGGAAACTTCTCCCGTGGAAATACATTTATACCAGGAGCCAATGTCCTCTCGGTAGCAGAAAATGTAAAAGCATTGAGAAGAGTTGGAAACAGGTTCTTCCCCCATAAGACAGCAACTCCCGAGAAAAGAACAATATTCCCTCTCCCCGACAGAGGCGTCCAAGATGCCGTAATAGTTGAACGCTTCTCAGCACCAGGTGGTCCAGAGATAAACTCACTCGGCTTCCTTGACGTAATGGCGGCAGAGAAATCAGTCTACAATGCCCTCCCTTGGAGAAACCTTTCCGTATTAGGTTCAGGTTCAGGCGAAGATGTCCAAGCTTTCGTCACTAACGATACAATCAAAGTGAACGATCACCTCGGACACCGACGAGGACTAAGAACTCTAACCTCACTCCACGCAGGTCCATTCGGTTCTGACGCCACATACGGCAGCATTGTCTCATCACGCTATTCCGAATTTCCATCATTCCACAAGATAAACAGAAACGCCTTGTTAAGAATGGAAGGAGAAGAGGGCTCATATACAACAGCGTCATCTTACGACAACTGGAGCATCCAGCACGCCATCCCGCAAAACGACTCCCAATACTCTTGGATTACTGGCTCATTATCAGAAGGCGTAACCGCTTTCGGACACGGCACAACACCGACATTTGTATCCTCATCCATGCCCGACTATTCAGGAAGCTATACTAAAGATCCAACAGTTGGATCTACAACAGTTCATGAACTGCCGCCAGTTGATTTCGTTGGATTGAACAGCGTTGTACATGATGCTGTTGGAACTGAGTTTAACATTTTATCATCATCGGGAGGAACTATAGTGTCATATGATGGAGGACTGGTTCCAGAAGGCGTTCTCTTTGTCAACACAATTGCTTCAAACATCAGTTTCAACGCCCTAATGCTTCATCGCAACGGTGCATACGGATACCCTTCTTGGAAGCAAATAGACAACCGCTACCACCCTCTCGTTAGAAATATGCGCGAGAACAACACAGTATCAATAATAGATCCTGAGACAACAAGGGAAGTAACCCGCAGAAAGTCTGGATACCTCGGATACAAGTGGAGCCCAACTCCAGCAAACGATGGCGACATATTCGGAATCCTAGATCAATATAATGTCACAACAGACAGATCAGTTCTCAGCTACAGAGAACCAGCGATAGTCCAAAGATACGCTCCGCTAAAACTCCAAGTTGATATGGAGATAGGCGGAAAGATAGAATCAGTAACTATTGACGCTACTTATGCCAACGAAAAATCGCACTTCTCCAACTCCAAGCTTGACATGAATCTCAACTTGTACAACTACGGCGAGAGCGGAGCAGACTTAGTATTAGGCTCACTCGCAGACGGAACATTAGTCGGAGACTTAAAAAGTATAAAATACACAGAAACTGTCTATCCTAAAGCAATAAACACTTATCTATCTAAAATCCGAAGCAGAACCGAATATGTCTGCCCATTCTGGCGTGACGCACGAAGCGACAGGGCAGAAGAAAATGCTGTAGGAGCAATGGGAAATATTATCCCATCTCAGAGTATGTGGAATCTCGACGGACGCCTAGATCCAGATGATACAGCAACAGTAGCATCGGAAGGAGGAACAGAAGGTGTTCTACAAAATTCCTATAACACAGTTCACAGCCGTCCAGGTCCAACAGCGGGATGTCCTCTCGTCGCTGGTTCCGTGGCGGACATAACTGCCTCTGCGACATATACAAGACGACACACTAACGCAGCCCCCGCTACGGCGCTTCCGTTCTCATCGTTCATAACGAATTCATCTGGTGGCATTATACCATTCTCTGGCGATGCTCCGTGGGACACCGCAGCACAATCTGGAAAGACTCCATTCTACGACTCGTATGGAGAATACGTGGAGAACATGAGACTCAAGGGCAAAGACTATTCCATAGTCCCTGAATACAGAATGAGCGATAGGATAGAAGATTATCTCATAAACGGAGTCAATCCGTTTGAAGATTCTGCGTTATTCAGCATTACAGGCGCTGTTTCTGCCTCGTCATCTACTACCGACAACTTCTATACAGTCTACAGTCACTCTGATTTCATGAAATATTTTGATGTAGTTGAGAGTGAAGCAGAACAACAAGCGGGAATGAAGGCAACAGATATAACAGTTAAATGTAAGGCACTTCTAAAACTACTGCCATACGACGGATTCTACCCAGCAACAAGGACTGTGCAGATGGCGACATTGTTTTCGTCATCGTATGGAGAACATGTTTCCAGTTCTGCATCTAGTTCTGTCGGTGGTGTTCAAGAGAATGGAGCAGGTTCTTTCCGCCCCTTCCTAACTCCTGTCTTCGCACCTGGTATTGTCTACAATACTGTGAAATCAGGATTAGCGGTAGATTTCCCCATCATGACAGGTGCTTACAGTATCACCTCTTCAACTAATCAGGAAAGTTGGTATATAAAAGAGGATAATTTCCACTCTAGGGTGCCGTTTGAGGCAATAATTGAACCCCAAGTATATCTGAAAAATACTACACTAGCAGACATGGAACCGCACCCATCTGCATCTATTGGAGGATATACTGGGGAAGCTTTGGCAGAATGGAACGGAGCAGGTGACAATAGGTATAAACTAGCTATGAATAATTTCTTAGCAGAGACGCCAGAGTTTTTCTTGAAAAATGGAACATTTACTTCATTCTTTTCTGACACAGAAGAGAATTTTAATGTCGCCGAGGCAGGCACTACTTATAAAATGAGAGTAGTTCTGAGAAAATCTCACAACGGCTCTGGCTCCGCTGGGCATCCTCAAATTGCAGACGGGCAAGAAACAATATGTATGTACTCTCGCCCAACAGCATTCGGTCCTCCATCGTTCGGGTGTATTTCTGGCAATGGCGGCTCTCAAAATGGATACAACGCTCCATTCACGCCCCCTTACTATGATGGCTCTGCAAGAGCGATATTGGAGTTTACTCCAACGGAAACCAAGAAACACACCCTTGAGGAGATACTATCTCAAACGACTGCCTCATATTCCAGATACCTAGATTTAGACGACTGCACCGACTCAGGAGAAGGTCCACAAACTCAATTTAGAGTTAATGATAACGCTGTTCAAGTGTCTGCTTCAGTAAATCTATTTGGAACAACTCTCGGACTTCAAGATTTATTAAAATACGAAGGGGTAAACCTTTCAACTCAAGAGAGCAGATGGTGTATCCAAACAAAATTCGAGACACCAATATTAAACTTCGTCGATGCTTCCGCTTCCGCTACGCCAATTACAGATACTGGAGATTGTAAAGGCGGCATCAGAACCCGCCCATACGGGATGTGGCATCAATACGGACGCCTCCCGCAAGGTGACGAGGGAATTTATATGGAGCTTGATAACTTTTCAAGCGAAAACAGCCCATCTTTAGCTGACTTGGTTGGATTCAGTAAGACGTCCGAAAGACTCGGGCAAGTCGCCTCCTCCAAAACCATTAGCGAAGCGGTCGTCGCAGTCCCATTCATAGAAGTTGAGAACTCTCGTCAGTTCTTCGATGTAACAGTCGGAGAAACAATGAGCGACTCGGTAACAAAAATGGTAGACGCAATGAGTAGATTCGTATTCCCTCCGAGTATGGACTTCGTAAGTAACCCAGAAGATGTAAATCCGTTCGCGATGTATGTCTTTGAGTTTGAGCATCAGTTGAGTCAACAAGATTTGACTGATATCTGGCAGAACTTACCTCCACGCATTGGACGAGCGTTTGACACTACAACCCCATTAGACTCTTCCGAGATAGTGCAAGAGAAACAAGTGACTCACTCTCTCGTATGCGGAGAGCTTTTAGAAAAAGCCGACGCCAAGCTTCAATGGATGATTTTCAAAGTAAAACAAAGGGCTCAGACAAACTACTGGGATAAAACAGTAGCAACCAATCCAACACTTACAGATCCAGACAAGTCTGGTTTAGTCGTCACGACGATGCCAAAAATCGCACTCCCGACAGCAGGCGCTGGAGGAGTGCTAAAAGACAATACCAAGGAATACAACTATAATTGGCCTTATGATTTCTTCTCTCTCGTAGAACTAGTAAAGATAGACGAAGAGATAGGATTCACAAAGGACAAAGTTTCAGGAACCGATACTCTAAGAGAATTAGCAGACGCACTTGTGATGTCCAATGCAGCTTCGTCGCTCGGCGCAGTAAATACTAAAACAGATATAGCGATAAGAGAGACTAATTTATCTGATTTGACAAAATCGTCGAAAGGCACATCAGAAAACGCTCAGGCGGGTTCCGTCCAAGAGTTCATCGCAACTGATGGCAAGGCAACGCTCACTTCTTTTCCCAGTAGTGTTCCAGATAAAATGTCAACTACTAACAAACTAAAATAAACCCCAAGGAAGCCTATTTAATACAGCATGGAATTTTTTAACAAGAAAGAAGAAGTCTTAGACTTGCAGCTAACCCAGTATGGTAAGTATCTATTATCAATTGGAAAACTGAACCCTGCGTATTACACTCTCCACGACGACAATGTTATCTACGACCGTCAATTTTCTAATAGCTCTTCTGCGGAAATACAAAATGAGGCGAGAGTAAGAATACAATCAGATACTCCAATCCTAAAGACGCAATATAACTTCGTATCTCTAGACTCTATGCAATCAAAAGATCCAGAATTCCAAGACGACAAGGAAAGAACTGGCATAATGGCTCGCCCCCTCGCCACATCAAACCTCGGTTCGGACAAGATACCATCGTGGAACATAAACACGCTCGGCGGAACATTGTTGACAGGAAGCACTACTCCGACGACAGTAGCATCTGGTTCGTCAATAGTTCAAGAGATTCCTCAAATAGGTGCCGAGGTGACATATTATATAACCCCAGTGACGATAGATAATACATTTACAGAAGGAGAATTGGAGGAAATAGCTCTTGGACAGGCAGACGGCATACCTCAAGATGTTTTACAAGGACTAGATATCACCTTCAGTGTAGAAATGTTACCAGACGGAAGTTCGTTCTCTATTGAACAAGACGACTTGATACTACAGATAGTTGAAGACAATGCACCAATGGGAAATGACAACTTTGAAGTCGAGATATTCCAAGTCGAGACAGAAACAGTTGACGACATTGCTACCGAAAAACTCATCCCAATGGTATTCAAAAAAGAACCAATACTGATAGTAAACGACATTCTTGTCGATGCAGTCGAAGAAGACGATGTAGAAATAGACTCAACATTCGTAGAATATTACTTCGACTTGGAACTTGATGGAGAGATAAGTTCAGATATAATATGTCCAAAACTCGTCAATGCAGACAAAGACATATATAAATACGCATTCAAAGAGTTCGCCTGTCCAGACATTCAACCAAACTATCAATATCTAAGTCCGTATTCTCAAAAAGAAACTGACACAGAGTGTGGAGATTAGATATGACTTGTAAATTATCACCGATAATTAGTGTTGATAGTGTTGAACTCGACGTTTCGCCATATGTAAAAGTATCTGTAGTAATCAAAGGCGCGTTCTCTGATCTTCTCAAAGACGGAGAACTGTCTGAATACATTAGAGCAGTCTGCATATTGTCAATATACGATCCGAGCAGTGGAGCAATGGTAGCTCCGCCAGAAGCAATTCTCGGAACAAATAAACACTGGGGAGATTTAGAGTGGTATAACAGCATGGGCTGGGATGCATATCTCCGAGCAGAAAAAGTTCTCCCAACAGACTCCGCTGTGTTTGATATTGACTTATCAGATATAGTAAGAGCAGGAGAAGTTATAACTCAAGACGACAAAGTTTCGTGGAATAAGACATATCTCTCCTACTTTACCTATATTCAAGTAAACACTCAGCAGATGGCAGAGGACTTCAATATAGCGATTGCCGACGAGTACAAAGGAATGGCTGGCGATTATGAAACAGGAGTCATAATGATAGGTGGAGTAGTGGTTGATTCCGATGAACGCTCGTTCAATGTTCGAGACTTGAGAGAAGTAGTGGAAGAAGAGCCAGTAGATGGAGGTAGTTGTTCCCCATGACAAAATCTAACTCACATTTCACCGACTTAATGATAACCAAAGATATTTCTGGTAACGCAGACTTCATCTTCGGCGTAGATATGGACAGGATGGCAATAGACAACTCGGCATATTCCGCCCTCATAGCAGACATGGCTGATGTCGCCAAGAGACAAATCGCAGCAAACAGCGAGATATTGTCATTCAACATCAACCGACGACAAGTAAAAAAAGAACTGTCTTTAAACTCTCTAGGTAGTCCACAAAAGCCAGAAGTATTTAGCGACGAAACAATATCACATCCAGTGTTAGGCTCTATGAATGAGATGAAAGAAGTGCCGATAACAGTATCTGGAGGATCAAGCGGAATAAAATACCTAACAGCATCAGATATAGGACTATCAAATCAGACAGCAGGGACATATCAATATGAACTTTCCATATCAATCGTAGATGGTTTCATTCCGACAGTGAATAATCTCCTCAAAAAACTATACAAAACAAGCAGTGAGTTGGACAGATATCTTGCTCTCCTCGACATTCCAGAGAACTATGACTCAAAAGGACGAAGAGTAAAAATATCAATAAAAAAATCAACAACCGATAGAATGTCTAAATCATATGTCGATGCTATCTCTTATTTTAAAAATCTGAAAGATATCGATGTAGAATACAAGAGAGCATCCTCTCTGATTGCATCTCGTGGAGCATCGAAGGAGAGCATAGGAACTTTTCAAAAGCGGCTAAACGCCGTCATAGATAAAGTCGAAAGGTTAATATCTAAGACAGGGACGGGAGTCTCGCCATCCAGCACAACAAATAAAGCCGCAAACTCTGGCTTCTCTAATGTTTCGATAGTAGAAATAAAACAGTCGTTCAAAAACACTATAAGCGTCGAATGCAGGGACGATAAATACGTTGACTATTTCAAAGGAAAGGGCAACATAGGCGGAGGATTGAACACATATTCCAGCACCGAGGTTAAAAATAGCACACCAGAAACTATTTATACAGAATGTGCGAAGACTCCACTAGAGATGTTACAAACAAGAGGAGTGTCACTCTTCGTAAGTCCTTCTTCTGAAGACATTGTGTGCGAGACAGACAAGAAAGAAACAATGAAAACTGAAAAGTATATCGGATCATCCGCAATATCAACAGGTGGGTTACTGAAAAACAACTTAAGTCCAATAGATTTATCAACAGTTTCGATAGGAAGTCTCGTGAAGACAATAGATATAAGCGCAGCAGTGGCACCAATGACATCAAAGCTATCTTCCGCAAGCACTTTTAAGCACTCTGTCAACAATATCACAAAGATACAGACAGATCCTGTGGTAGCTTCATGTGCCATTGATGACGCACCAGTCATGTCTTCGCCTATTCTCACTTCTGCTATATCGAGAACAATGGTGCTTGTCGCACCTCAAGCCGCAGATATGGAAATGTGTTCAACTGGAGAAGCAATATCTATGCTAAAATCCCTCGAATGGAAACCAATCGAAGAGGTAAGCGGCATAAAGGGGGCAACCATGTTGTGTATGCAAGATGACGGACAACTTGAAGTGGCGAACGGATTCTTCTTAATGGAGATGAAATAATGGCAATAATAAAATGCGATGATGAACTACCACCAGCAGAAGATCCGTCAGGAGGCGACGGTGGCGATGGCGTTGCGGCTGAGTCTTACGTCGAACAGGACGAGGTTAGTTTAGGTAAAAAGTTATTAGCAGTAGAGTCTGATTTTTTTACAGACACTTCTTTAAAATCTCCTTTGAAGAGAGACGCTCAAGCGCCATTTCTGACAGAAAAACGCCCCTCGGGTATCTCAGATCAATTCAGGGCAGAGTTCGGCAAATTCTGGGTTCAAGATACAAGCGATAAAGAATCTGCAATGGTGTTTTTGAATTGGAGTCTTGGGAATCAGCAAGCGCACGAAGACTGGGAAGGTATATTCGCACCAACCGTTTTTGAACTCGAAGAAGACGGCGAACTCATAGAGACATCTTCCACTGGCTCGATAGGACTCTCCCAATATACGCAAGCGTATGTCGCCACTGCATTAGAAAGTTATTGGGGCGATATAATTGAAAATTTAGAAGCATCAGATATTTGGACAGCCTACACTCAAGGAATCGAAGCCGAAAGGGGCAGCTTTTCCCGTCCAACCCCTTTAATACCCGCCGACGACTCAACTTTCACAGATCACGCATTCCGAATGAACACTCCGTTCTCCAAGAAAGAGTTAGAAATGTTCGCAAATATATCCGACTCGTGTAAGCCCTATGTAGCAGATGTAGAGTCAGACTACGACTTCTTCGCCAAAGCATACGAAGAGGGGATAACATCAACAAATGTCCCTGAAAATGCCTTACCTCATCTCTACTCAGAAGTTCAGAAAGGCGAGTCTGATGAAATGAACACCGATAAATTGCCAGAAGGCTATTTCCGAGCTTGGATAAACAATGTTTTATCTGATCAAGCCGAGATGAACGATATAGCAGAAGACTACGAAAATGTAGCGATACTGGATAGTACCGTAGACGAGAGAAACGACACAACCAGTGCATTCGAAATACTAATGTCGTATGCAAATCGAGAAAACCTATTCCCTATGAATATAAACATCGAGGTGGATACGAACAATATTTCATATTTAATGTCCGAAGCAGAAGATGTGGGGATGGTTGACGATATAGTGAGACTCCTAATGGGCGACGGAGAAACAATTCCAGCCGATCATATAATCATCAATCAAATCAATCCAGAAATTTCAGCAGAAAGCGATGAATCTATGCAATTTTCTGCGACACTTTATTCAGGCGGGATATTGCAATCTATCTCACCTACGTGGGCTATTAACACGACACAGTACGGAACTATTACTAGCGATGGGTTGTTTACTCCTATAGATGAAGATTCAGAAGAAACAACTGCTACTCCCCATACTGTTAAAGTTACTGCATATTATGAATCAATGGAAGCTTCTGTAGATTTACTTATCCACCCAGTCTATTCTCCTGAACCCGAGGACACAGAACCAGGCAACCGTGGTGCTGCTCCAAAGATTGACGATCCCTTCGGAACGTTAGTTAAAATGGGCGAAGACAATATTGACGATGGAGAGGTTGAGGGAGCCACTATGGGAGAACAATCAGAACAATGAGTAAAGTAACAACAACAAAAGAGTTCGCCATATCAAAAGAAATAGTGGCGCAAAAAACCGATGGTGGAGAGAAACAACTTATAAACGAACAGAGTGAAGAAAACGTAGAACTCGTTGATTTAGAGATGTGGTTGGCGACATATCTAGATCCAAGCATTGTATACAGCAATATTATAGAAAATGCAACAATAATGGGAGAGCCAATCGATGAAGAGTGTCAGTCATTCTTCGACACGCTCCGAGCACTTCTAATGGCAGGGAAAATACAAAATATAATAACCGACAACTTTCGCTCCTATACAGCCATTTTAGAAGGTGAGTTAGCATACAACGAAACTCTCGTCTATGAAATAGAAAAGTCATCCCCAGACAATTCTGAAATCATTCAGAGAACATTCATACCAAACTTGACGAAACTTGAATTACTAAGATATATCGACACGCAAGTAAAATATAACAAAGAATACACTTACGAAATATTCGCTCACCAATTTATCGTTGGAACTGAGTATAGTTATAAAACTAAAGATCTGAAAGCAACGTCTGTTGAGTTCTACGTCACCTACAAGCCATCTCTCAAAATAGCCCGCATACCAATATTCAAGCAAAACGCACGACTACTTGACGCAGCGCCACTCCCACCAAACGTGGAACTCGTCCCATACAAAGGCGTATTCAATGAGTTCCTCATAAATCTAAGCGGAAACTCAGGCGACATAGAAGAAATGCCCGTAATAATAACTGACGCAGACGCAGACTTCTACAAAAAATACAGAGAAGCACGAGGACTTGACGAGGATGCCCCAATAAGGTTCGCCAATGACGACGCATCAGGCAGGTTCGAGATATACAGAACCGATGTCGCTCCAAAGTCATACGAAGACTTCCGAACAAACCTCTACGCTATTGTAGGCGCAGTAGATGTCGCATCAGCGTCAATGAAATCAAAAGTTCAAACAAATAAGAAATACTACTACACATTCAGAGCGATTGATCAACACGACAACCGCTCAAACCCATCCCCAGTATACCAAGTAGAGATAGTGGAGAACAATGGAATGATGTTTTTCCTTTCATCGGTGTATCAATTCCCGACAATAGAAGACAAAACTACACACGCAAGAACATTCCGCAGATTTCTGAAAATCAATCCAAATATGATTCAATCATTGGTAAATATGGAAGAGACGTTCGCGCACGATTGGTGGAATCCCGTTGCTGAATCTGCCTACGATGTTTCTGAAGTAATCCTCGGCAAAGCAGAACAAGACGTCTGGACTAAAAACTTCAAACTACGAGTGACTTCCAAGCACACAGGAAGGAAGTTCGACATAAATCTCACTTGCAAGACTCAATATAACAAACAAGACGAATGAAAACAACTAAAATTTGGTAGTTTATTACTATCCAATACTATTTATAACGAAACGGAGAATAAAATAAATGGCTTTCCTTGACAACTCGGGTGATATCATCCTCGACGCAGTATTAACAGACACGGGCAGAATGAGACTCGCTAAAGGCGACGGTTCGTTCAAAATAGCTAAATTTGCCCTTGGTGACGATGAAATCAACTATGAACTATACGACAAGAACCACGCAAGCGGTTCGGCATACTACGATATTGAGATAGTGCAAACACCAGTTCTTGAAGCGTTCACTAACAATACTTCTATGTTGAAATCAAAGTTGATGACAGTCAGTAGAACGAATTTATTGTACCTTCCACAAATTGTAAACAACACCACAGTTGGACTTGCATCCAACTCCACCAACAACATCCTAACAGTATTAGTTGATCAAACAACCGTAGAAGATTCTACAATAGCAGCGACTGGCGATTACGTCAACGGCTACCGCATTGGAGACACAAAGAATCCAATAGTTATGGATCAGGGAATAGTATCCAACGCTATAGGTGACGGCTCAAGTGTCGTTCTCGATGCAGACTTGACTGAAACTCAGTTTATGATAGAGATAGACAACAGGTTTGGAAACATCTGGGACGCCAAAGGGTCGTCACAGGCAACACCTTCATTTGTAGATGACGACAATGTTGCTACATATTATTTGTCAACATCTACGAACAAGACTTACTTCGGAAAATCGGGCACATCAATGAGCGGTGAAGTTATAGCAGGTCCAAGAGGCAACAGGCTTCAGTTCCTTGTAGCTCCTTCCGTTGATTTGAACTCAAGCACTTATCTTTTCACCCAACTCGGTTCAACCGCTACCCTCGGCTCCTCTGTTTATCAAATAGACACAACCGTTCGTATCACAGGTGTTACAACTGGATACCGAGTTGACTTACCAATCAGATTCGTGAAGAAGGCATAAGGATAACAAAATGGCTACAACTTTCAAAACACTAAATTCAGCAAACGATGTTACAAGCACGAGAACACTTCTTCACGAAGCAATACCTCTCACTGGAACCATCACATCTGGAACATATGACGACAACAACATCAAGACTTATTCTCACGGAATGTTCGAGAGCGTGTATGACTATCCAGTTCTAAGTTCATCAGCAAACCACATCTTTGACATCACAACTGGATACGCATCAAACTCATCCCTCTCAGGTTCAGGAGTCCAGAACTCAAAGAAACTAAATGTATACAGCCAAATGGCACAAGTCCTCGTCGGCTACGACGCAACAGGAAGTATCCAGAACTTCGATCAAGATGGCGACATTGCGCTAGGCGGAACTAAAATCAATGAAGCAATTTTTGTAAACTTCTCTCGCCTTCTAACAAAAGACGAAATCAAGAAAGGATCTTTCGTTGCATCGTTCCTTACAGGAGGAACCCCAGCGGCAAGAACTGACACTCTGACTCTTCAAGATCACGGAGCAGCAACCTCTTATAAAGTAAACTCTCCAGCGGGAGAATATGGTATACTCTACACAGGCTCCGAAGCACTTGCAGGTACAGGCGTAGGACTAGTCTATTATCAAGCAGGCGTAGCAGTTCTAACGGGTTCCATATTTGATGGCACAGACATGGGTCCAGGCGTCAGTTCTGGAACTTATGATGCTTTGGCAACTGGATCAAACATCGAAGTGATGGCAGACTCTTTCAGAAACCGACTAGACAACATCTCGTTCAACAATACCGTAGAGCTAAACTCAACCGTTTACTTCTGCCGAGCATCACACAACGAGTTCAACTACAGCAATAACCCAACTTATCTTTCAAGCAGTCAAATCCGAGTCAAGAACAGCACAACCGACAATCCAGTGTCATACGTCACAACCGTCGGACTATACTCTTCAGACAACGAACTTCTCGCAGTAGCAAAGCTATCAGAACCACTGAAGAAAGATCCAAATACAGAGGTTACCCTACGAGTTCGCCTCGACTTCTAATACTTCACAAGAGACAAAGTGAAAGATTATAACAATCTTCTTTTGAAAGTCAAGTATTTATATGCTAAAATAGATTATCAACAGGAAGTTTTCCAACAAGCAAAACTGGACTTCGAAGAATACGCAAAGAAGTTCTGCGAGGAAAACGGAATAGAGATACAAGATCCAGAGATGGATAATGAAACAACAGATGTTGACATCAGAAGAGACGACATCGATTTCAACATAGAAGATGTCGAAACGCAAAGCGACCACATCAAGAAACTATTCAGAAAAATAGCAATAATGACGCACCCAGACAAACTCACCAAACTTGACGACTACGAGCGAGAGAGAAAGACAGAACTATTCCTCAAAGCGAGAGAGGCAGCAGAAGCAGGCAAATGGTTCGCCCTCGTAGATACCGCAAATGCCTTGGGAATAAAAACTCCAGAACCAGATGAAGAGCAACTCGGTTTACTTGAAAATGAATCGGAGAACGTTGATAAAGAAATAAAGAACATAGAGTCGTCATACGCTTGGATAATGTATAACTTGGAAACCGACGAGCAACGAAAGTTACTTATGACTACTTATCTCAAGGTTTTAGGCGTTCATTTCGGCAAAGATACAGACTGACATCTATTTATAAGAGCAATGACATTTAAGAAGTTCAAAAATACAGACATTTTTCACAACACTCTTGAGATGAACCCAAGTTACGACTTCGTGGTTTACGACGGAAACGTCTACCTCAACAACGCCAGCGGTGACGTTGACTTGTACGATGGCGTAAGAACATTGGGCACTGATGCTGGAACATACCCATTTGAGTCAGGGAGCGACGGATATGGAACCATTCAATCCACTCCAATAACAGGGGCTGCGTATCCTTGGATATTTAAGTCGAGCGATAAGGTATCTTTCAAAAGTATGTCCAGCAGTTCTTTCGCCTCGCTCGACGCAGGACAGGGACTAACAGGCTCCTACCCACAAACAGCAAGCATCTCACGAGAATACATAACTTCCGACGCCGCAACCATAACGGGCACAGCGAACCACCTCAACTCACTGCAAAACACACTCAATCACTATAGAACAATGAGCGAGTATTACAACTTTGACTATTACACAGGAAGTGCGGCAGTCAACCTAATAAGCATTCCGTCAATAGTCTTCGGCAGAGCCATCAAGAAAGGCACCGTAGAAATGAACTTCTACGTCAGTGGAACTCTCGTCGGAAAGCTAAAAGACAAAAACAGAAACGGAGAACTAATCCAAACCGAAGGTGTAGGAACCGACAGAGTTGCAGGCGTCGTCCTATACAACGAAGGGTTCGCCCTCCTAACAGGAACTTGGGACATCGGCAATGGTTTTGCAGGCGAGAACTATAATGGAGCAGGAGTTGTAACCGCTTCGTGGGCAAACTACGGAGCAGGAATGAACGACGGACTTGCCTCAAGTGTTGTAACCGCCTCAAGCTTCGGACTATCTTTCGAAGGAACGACTAGAACACAGACGCTTACTCTTCTCGCACACGCAGAGAAGGGAGAGTATAACCACTCAAATAACCCAACGTACAAGACATATGGACAAGAGACAACGCCTCTATCGTCAAGTATGCGCTATGTTGAACCACGAGAACTAACGATAAAGAATGTCGTCTCGTCTTCTTTCTCCGACACGGACGCGGACTTTCACAAGACGACATACATCTCCTCCGTCGCAATATACGACGAACACAAAAACCTCATAGGAATAGCAAAAGTTGCTACACCTATCCGCAAGGACGAAAATACAGAATATAGTATCCGCATGAAGCTAGATATTTAGGACAATCATGAAAGTATTAGGGCTTGATATAAGCACCACAAAAATAGGCATAGCCTTACTTGACGACGAAGAACTGCTCGTCAGCGAAGTAATAAAGCTGAAATCAAACATGTCGTTAGAACAGAGGGCACACATTTTTGAAGAAAAGATGTTGCAACTTGACGACAAGCATGTTATAATGGACGTATACATAGAGGCACCAGCAATGATGTTCGGAGGTGGACGCACAACGGCAAACACAATGGCAAAGCTCCAAAGGTTCAACGGAATGACGAGCTTCATCGTCAGTAGCGTGTTTGAAATAGAGGCGCTCCAAATAAATCCACTCTCCGCCCGTTCAGCACTAGGCATAAAGATGCCGAGAAAACTTCCAAACAAAGAAAAGAAAAAGTTCATTATAGAGTGGGTGAAGGAGAAGTATGGAGATGACTTCAAATACGACATCACGAGACAGGGAAATCCGCAACCTGGAACAGACGACAGAGCAGATGCCGTCGTCATAGGACTAGCAGGGCAAATAATAAGCGAAAGAGAAATATAATAAAACTCTTGACACCACTCTCCGTCCGTGTTATATTGTAACTATGGAAGGGAAAAAGTATAGAATAGTTGCCGACATTCTCGGCGACAACTATCGTTCAGGCGAAGAGCACCTATTCTTCTGCCCGTTCTGCAAGCACCATAAGAAGAAACTATCTGTAAATATTCAGAAGAACTTCTACAAGTGCTGGACTTGCGAAACATCTTCTCGGGACATCCGACGCATCGTCCGCCGCTTCGGAAACTTCGCCCAACTCGGAGAATGGGACAAACTAACCAACCGAACAAACATCAACGACTTTGATAACCTGTTCGCAGAACCAGACGACAACGAAGAGATAGTAAAACCAATAGATCTTCCAGAAGGGTTCAAGTCGCTCTGCAACGGAACAACGCTATTAGACAAGTCTCCAATGACATATCTCAGAAACCGAGGAGTATCCGAGCAAGACATCTTGTATTGGAAGATAGGATACACCACCGAGGGCAGATATAGAGGCAGAATAATCATACCATCATTCAACCTCAACGGAGACTTGAACTACTATGTCGCCAGAACATTCACAAACAGCGACTTCAAATACCTCAACCCACCAGCGTCAAAAGATGTAGTCTTCAACGAACTGCTGCTTGAATGGGACGAGGACTTGATAATAACGGAAGGCGTCTTTGACGCTATGGAAGCGGGACAGAATGCCGTCCCACTATTGGGTTCTACAATAAGACAGAACTCCAAGCTTTTCAAGAAGATAACACAAAACGACACGCCAATCTTCTTCGCACTTGATCCAGATGCGAGAAAGAAAGAAGACAGAATGATAAAATTGTTCTTGACATACGGATTGGAAGTGTATAAGATAGATACAACAGGACACGAAGATGTAGCGGAGATGGGAAGAGAAGAGTTCCTCCGCAGAAAAGAGAATGCTGTCCCAATAACGGGAACAGATTATTTACTAGAATCAGCATTATCTTTTATTTGACAATATAACAGAAATATGTTATAATACTATGCAACGAATGCGAAAGAGGGGCTGAATGTATAAAATAATACACTTATCCGATACACACATTAGAAATCTCAAGTTCCACGGAAACTACCGAGTAGTTTTTGAGGATTTATACCAAAAAGTAAGAGATGAAAGCCCAGACAGGATTATTCACTGCGGAGATTTGGCACATACGAAAACGCAGTTATCCCCAGAATATTTCGCATTAGCATCTGATTTTCTGAAAAACCTCGCCGATATCGCACCACTTACGATTATCGCAGGAAACCACGATCAGAACCTACGAAGTGCGTGGAGACTAGACGCTATCACTCCAATAGTTGATAACTTACAGCATCCCAACATAAGTTATCATTTGGATTCAGGCGTTCATCCAATATCCGACGACATCAATCTTCACATCCTATCAATATCAGATGAGGAAGGTTGGGAAGAAGTAAAGAAGACAGATCCAGATAAGGTAAGTATAGCACTATACCACGGAGCAGTAAAGGGCGTCCAAACCGACGGCGGATGGACTCTGGAACACGGGGATATCTCCATCACGGACTTGGAACCTTTTGACTTCTGCCTTCTCGGAGATATTCACAAGAGCAACCAGATAATAAACAACGATCCCACAAAAAGGTATTGTGGAAGCACCATCCAGCAGAACCACGGAGAAACCAACGACAAGGGTTTCCTCGTCTGGGAAATAGAAAATAAAGACTCATACGGCGTCCGTCACTGCGTTCTGGAAAATCCAAAACCCTTCATTACCATTATTTTGACGAAGACAGGCAGACTCCCAAAGAACGCCAAGGTGAGCGAGGGATCACGCCTCCGTCTCGTCTCAAACGCCAACATATCCCTTGACGCTATGCGACGGGCAGTAGATGTCGCCCGCCACCGCTTCAACCCCGAGAGCGTAACCTTTCTAAGTAGGGCAGGTACAGGCAAAGACGATGGAGAGTCAACTCCGTTCATCAAGGAAAACCTCCGAGACATCAATGTCCAAAATAGGATGA